TTGACATCGAGGTCAAAGTTCCACGCATTGACTCCATAGGAGTGATTGAAGAAGAAGCCATTTTTTTAATTAGATGAAGGTGTACTTGTGAAACGGAACATTCTGTAGCCCTTTCTTGGACTCTGGTATGTGCCAACCATGTCTTGGGTAATGAGCTTACCCTTGCTCTCTTTGGACATACCACAGGAGATTGTGCCGTGCTTAGAGAAGATCTTTGATGCCTTCTGACTACGCTCTAAAATCTGTGCCTTGATACTGTCCTTGGTCTTACCGAGTGCATGCGCCTCTTTGCTGATCATGTTGTACTCATCTATCAACTTATCCAGATCTTCATCAGCATCAAGAATTACTCCTGCATCTGCTTGGTTATGCAAAGTTTTAATCATGTACTCTGCATCTTTTAAGTAATCAATACTTGGTGGTGTACCTGCTTTAACCTTTTGCCAAAACTCTCCAACTTTTTTTGTTAGGTCTTCTCCAATAGCATGGTCCCTTTTTCTAAAAATAATTTTTTGCGTATTGCCACCAACTAATGCAACTAATGCACACCATTTAATATCTGCCACCTCCATCTGATGTTGGATTTGTAGCTCTATATGCTCTGGTGCTTCTATGTTTCCATTGCCATCGTCTTTCCAGTTCTTCCTATAGGCAACTCCATCAACATTTTTTATTTCAAGAATTCCTACTCCATCTTCAGGCGGATCAAATTTGTTTGACTTAGTTATCTTGTAGTCAAAAGAACTACCCATCCTGGTTTCAGGATTAGAAAGATAATCATCAAACTTATATATCTCCCAGCCCATTGTGTCTGCTGCACCATGAGCTATGGCTGATTCTAAATTTCTACCCCATAACATTCGCTCGTTGTCGTCAATGCGAACAACAAGCTTTTCTTTTTTCTGGTGGTAAAGCTCAAACTCCGTTTGATAGGGGGATAGGTCATACAGTGCTGATACTTCAGTT